ATGAACCGCTTGCCATGCTATTGTACTAATACCAATCGCGGCCTTAAAATGCTATGCAATACGTTTTTTAATATCGGTACTTTTACCAATATAACTTTTATTATCATTAATATTTGTTATTTTATAAATACCAGGTTCATTATTAATACCTATGCGTTTACATGCAGCATCAAGATATGGTCGCACATACTCACTCCAAATTAATTTATTAATAATATCTGGATGCTTTAATTGCGGAGCAATATTTACTAATAAATACTAAATATCCGCACGAAATTCTTCTGGTATTTGAACGGTATAAAATAATTTATCTTGTTGCTCTTTTTCATATTGTTGTAATGGTGATAAAAGCGCATCAAAACGAGCTTGTTCATCTTTTATGTTATTTTCAATTTCATTACAAAAATTATTATATTGTTCCTATAATTCATGAGATTTTTTAGATAATTCTTCTATTTTATTAGAATAATTTTCGGATAAAATTTCTAATGCTTGTTCTTTATCTTGCTTACGTTGTGCAAAATCTTGTTCTAACAGTTTTTCTCTTGATAATGTTAATTGCTCGAAATGTTCATCTAAATTTGTATAACGAGATTGATATTCCTATTGTAATGACTTAATCTATACATTAAGTTGATTTGCCTTTTGTTCTGATTTATCAATTTCATTATGTAAATTATTCTAATAAATTTTTAGTTCTTGAATAGTAGAATTATATTCATCAATTGCACTTTTATCTATAACGACTTTTGTTTTTAATTTTAATCCTAAAAATACAATAATACCTAATAAAATTATGATAATAAATATCATTTATATATCCTCCTACCTTGATAATTTATTATATCATAATTTTTCTAAAAAGTCAAATAAAAGAAGACGAGATGCTACATCACATCTCGTCTTTTACATATAAGCCGCAATGGCATGTTTGTCCTACTGGTACATTCTCGCGCATATCTTGGCAAATACACTTATATTCTTCTTTACCCTTACTATTCATAATGCAAGGGCAATATCCATCATTATTTCGTAAACCTTCACGAATTAAATTTACTAGTTCTTTATCTGTATTTACATGTAATCTCATGATATTTTCTCCGCATATTGATTATTTGATGCTAATTTAACCCCTAGTACATCATCATAATGGGGTTCATATCCAATTAAATAACGGCCATATTTTATAATAATGTTTTTATAATTCTTTAAAACATCTAGTTGTAGAGATATTTCACTTTTTCCATATCCTGTATAAATAATTATAATATCATTACATTGCATACCTGCACGAATAAAATCTATAAATTCATATAACTCTTGTTCAGAATCAAATGGTTCTAATCCCTGACAGCAAAAACCTTTTGTCAATGGATTTTGTTTATATAATCCCCATATTTCTTGTAAAGAAATATTAAGATCAGGTTCAGTTGCAAGAGCACTATTTTGACAGACTTGACATTTATTTATTTTGTCACATTTAAAATCGCAATATGGGAATTCTAATGTTAATACTGGTTCTTTATAATTTGTAAAATCACAATCAATTATTCCTTTAAGTTTCATATTTTTTCTCCAAATCTTTAAGGCATTCTTTTACATGATTTTTCCATTGTTCTTCTTTATACTTTTTGAAAGAATAATTAATACATTGTGTTCGCCAACAATTTTCATATGGTGCCCCTAACATACACTCTGTACAACTTTTTCTTACTTCTAATAGTGGACACCATTCAGGTCGCGCTTCTTTATAATCATCGCATTCCCATGCCAAATTACATAATTTTCCATGACAATAATGAAATTCTTCATCCTGAAAAGGGCAATCCTCACAGCTTTGTGGTAATTTAATATCTAATTCAATTCGTATCATTTATATGCTCCTTAATTTGGACGAACGCGCTATTGCCTTAATGGATAAGTCCATCCAAATCTATTAAAGCTTCGTCCATTATTGATTTGAGAAATATTATTTTTAGTAGTATTATACATTTGAGCAATTTCAGTAAACGAAAACTAACTGTTTAATAATAATTCTTTAATTTCTATTACTTGCTTTTCAGATAATTGTTGTCGTCCTTTTTTAATCCGTATAGGATATTGTTCATTTTCAACTTTATGGGCATATCCATGATTAATATCTGCAATTACTTTATCAGAAACTTTATATTTGATTGCTATTTCTCTATCTGATAATTTATTCTATTTTAATTCATGAATAATATTTAAAACATTATTATTAGAAACTGTATTGCGCGGATGGTCTTCTCCTATCATAATAGGAGAATGACCACCATCTATTATATTATAACCATTGGGAGATAACGTATTAAACTATTGTATTAATCGTTTTTCTTCATTATCATAATCTTCTGTCCATTCTAGAATTTCAAAGCTAAAATTATTAGCGCCGTATTTATTTATAGCCAAGTGAATTGGATAGTTATCATAACAAGTTTTTGCTCGTTGCTGATGTTCTTTCCATCGTTTTTCTGGATGAACAGATTGGCCAATATAAATTTTATTATTGATTAAATTAGTTATTTTATAAATTGCTTTAATCATTAATATGTTCCCATTGGCGCATCTTAAACTCTTGTTTTCTTTCTTTGGACCATGTTTTTATAGGAGTGTAAACTTTTATACCCTCGGTTTCCCGATATTTATTAGGGGAATAGACTATACCATTATCTTTTTAGATATCCTTTGGTAGTCGTTGAGGCCACAGGTGCCTGCGGATTACCCAATTCTTTAAACTTTTACACTAAGGTGTTAAAGACTCTAAGGGCTTCCCCGCATATTCAGGATTTCTTATTTTAAATCGCGTTATATTATTTCTAATATATTGGGCAATACACTATTTTACCCTACGATTCTTGTATATTCAGTTGCAACCTCACCGCCGCAAATAGGACATTTAGTACCATAAAAAGCATGGTTATGTGCGCAAGCTTGAATTTTAGTATTAAATGCAAAATATGTTAAACCTTGATCGGCAATATAATTTACCGCGTCCCAAGCTTTCTTAAATGAATCAAAGGGTGCATCAATATTTAAATGTGCAATAGAACCACCATTACAGTAACTATCAAATAAGGAAGCAATACGAATACGTTCAGCCATAGTTGTTTTAATCCCCAAAGGAATAAACTGATTTCCATATAATGGAAGATCTTTTACTACTGTATCTGGGAAGAAAAATTCATCTGCTAATTGCATTTTAGCCGCGGCAGATTCACCTGGAATTTGTTCACAGTTAATTTTATAATCTTTATCAGCGGCAAAAGCATCCTTAGTACGATGTAATACTTCAAAAATTCTTCGCCCAAAGGCATCAGCGTTTTCTGTATAAAAAGTATTACCAAGACTATCAGTTGTAATGTATCCAAATGTTTTCATTGTTTCATAAATTCCAATAATACCAACTGTATTATATAAATGTTCAAAATCAACAATGCCATAAGTAAAATTTGGTAATAATCCTTTTTCTACATTACGTTGAATAATATGTCGAACAACATCTAGTACCTTACAATCAAGTTCAACTATATCTGCAAGTGCTGTTAAATATGCATTTTCATCTTTGGGATGTTCAAGCGCAAGACGAGCAAGATTAATAGTTGAAACTTTTACTGAACCTACTTTTAATGCGGAACCGCCTATACTATTAAAATAACCTAAATCTTCAATATTACTTTTTAATCTGCAACAATTACTAAGAGAATTAACTGAGTCATCAATGAAAATATTGGAATCACTCCAAATACGATTATGTTCTATGCCCCAACGCGCAAATTCTTCATCTTGGAATTTACCATCTTTACGAAGAAGGGAAATCGTTAGTACCGGGAAGGTCATCATATTGTGCTGACGAATTTCAGCAACTACTTCCATAAATACTTTTTGGAATTCTTGAATCTCATGAAGACTATCAATCATGAACGACCCATCGGGGAATTCCGCGCCGCCGAATAGTGCTTCAAGATAAGGCATATCAAAGACAGAGCAATTTGTGAAAGCAGATTGCATACCATCACGCACATAAGGCTGATTGATTGCATAAACAAAACGTTGAATTTGCTGGCGGGCGTAATAATCAGGGCTCTTTGTTGCGTATCCTTCATCGCAGTCTTTCTTCCAGAAATAATACATATAAGGAATAATGTTGGGAAGTCCAACCGCACCAGAACTACGATTAGAAGCAAAGCTAATAAACTCTTTAACAAAATCAACAAAAGTGCTCAAATGTTTAGGTGGTTCTGCATTAAAGTTATTTAAGAAAAATAGACCTTTTTCTGCGACATCTTTTAAGTCATAAGCAAAACAATAATGCACGTATGTAGAAGTATCAGCATCATGCATATATAACGCTTTAGTCCATTCTTTTTCTAACCAGTCATTCGCTGTTTTAAAACCATATTTTTTATTTAGCTCATAATAAATTTTATTAAATGCAAGTAATTTACGATGCGGCTTTGGCATTTCATTCATAAGTGTACGCATATCTTTGTTACCTACGTTTGAATTGCCATCTACTGAAACATCAGCCACCGTATCTTTATCAATAAAATTATCTATAAAATCTGTATAACTTAATTGTTTATCGCCAAATCCATTTAAATACGCAATTTCTTCGCCATATTTTTCACTTAAACGGTTATAAGCAGTTTGAAAATTTTTACTTAATCGTACTTTAATATCCATAATAATCACTCCTTAAAATTTTGAATTAATTTTACCATATCTGCGGGGCTAGTAATAAATTCTACTTTTTCATTATGAGTAATTTTTAGGACAGGCGCGCGATCAGTTTGTAAATAAGATGCAATTTTTTCAAAATTATCTTCAGTATACGAAATATTATATTCATTTAATTTAGCTTTAATCATATGACAAATACCACAAGTGGGTAGAGTATATAATACAAATTCCATATTACTCCTCCTTATTTGTAAAACAATGTTTTTTCCCGCAATAAGGGCAAGTATCATCTACAAATGCATAATTATATTTTGTACTATAATGTGGACATTTTGCTTGGTTTATCCGCATTTGCGCGCGAATCTTATTAATA